AGGCTCAAGCATAGCAAACAAACACATACAGACTGGAATAGAAATCTCTGGCTCTGGCTCAGCAGATAATCAAGGCATACAGCACGTTGACGTGGCGGGAGTAAACAACGAGTTAGTCTCAGCTGGCAACGGCATCTTCGACCTGGCAGCAGCCGCAACAATCGAAGTGGCAATCAGAACAACAGACGCAGGCAATCCAACAATAACAGTAGATCACATCAACCTTTCTATAGTACAAATTGGTGGTACTTAATTACTACTACTCTCATATACCCCTACTCTCTGTTAGCAGTGTTAATGTATCTATTTATAAGAAGTAACAGCCTGCTGACTAGCACGTAGTGCTTTATGTGGTTACTTATATATAAAGACTTCCATGATATAAAATATATTTCTTAACATACATACCACAGCACAGAAGAATATATATACTAGTACGAGTAGTAATATTTTAAGATGAATAAAATAAATGAATGTGAAAACTGCAATCATCAATTCAAATGCGCAGATGAACAACCCTGTATTGAATGTGTACTTCTGCCTAGAATTAGAAGAAACTTATGGGAGAAAAAGAAATGAACCTAAAAACATCTGAAGCCAGAATCATAATGTACATCAAATCAGCAGATAAGAGATTCTGTTACAGTAAACAGATCAGCACAAAGCTGAACATAGACTACGCTTACGTTCTACAAATACTTTCTGGAATGACTGAAAAAGGCTGGCTTGTTAAAGACAAATTCCCTTTAAAGACTTACTATAGTATCAATAAGGACTTTTGCCCGATTGCTGCTGCAATCACAGCAATACAAACAAATAAAAAAACTAAATGAGGTGGGAAAGGAAATGAGTGCAACAAATGTAACAAAACTTGAAAAGGAGAAAACAAACAAAAGAGATTTTGAGGTAGATGTTAGGATATCTGTAAAACATCCAGAAATTACTTTTGTAGAATACCATAAACAGCTAAATGAATTAGCAAGTAAAGCAGACGACAGTTCAGTAGCAATAATACTAAGAGACATAGCTAGTATAATAGGTGATCTATAATGGAAATACCCGTAACAAAAAGTAAGCTGTTGGAAGATGGCTTACACAAAGGCAAGATAGTGGCTGTTAATTTTAGAGAAGAGCCACACCAATACACTGATCTGACTATAGAGATGGCTGACAAGTATCAGAAGAGAGTAGGTTACCCTACTGTGATAAGTGAAGAGAGCGGCTTAGGCAGGCTACTCCAAAGGTTTGGGATTACACTAGCACCAGGCTCTTCTATAGAGCCAGACAAGCTGCTAGTAGGCAAAGAGTGCCAATTCCAGACAGTTACAGAGAAGAAGGGAGACAAGACATTCAGCAACATAGTGAGAGAGAGCGTTAAGCCTATCGCTTAACTCAGCGAGAAAAGTGTTCTCGCTTCCTACGCTAACGACGCTATACAGCACTTAGACGGGACAACCTAAAGGTGAGCTAATCTAAGTAAAACAGTCAAACTCTCGATGAGTTGGTTCAATTCCAACAGGATGGCTAGACAAAGTATGTTTGGTTGGCTGGGCGAGACGTTGCCGTAGGCGAGAAATGAGAATAGGCCCTTACGGGCTAAGGTGGAGTATGAAAGACAAATACAAGCATATACCTTTGTGGGCTGAGAAGATGTGGGTCTATAACAGATCAATACCTGGACTATACGCTACTATGGGAGTTGAAGTAATAAAGTATGATATAGATACCCATAACTGTATGAGGTCCCAGCTAGTTGGTGAGTACTTAGAAGCACAATGACAATAGAATCACTGCAGCGTGTTATGTTACGCTTAAGAAAGCACTGTCCTAACGTCTCATGCCCAAGCAATAATGAGCTAAGAAGAGCTATTATGTATGAGTGTGGCACTTCCCCAGTCACATACAGAAACAATAGAAAGGCTCTAATTGACTTGGGCTGGATAAGGAGCAAAGGAAGGAAGAGAATCAGGCTTACCAATGCAGACTTAGAAGAGAGTTAAACCACACTATGATGGGCGTGCTATCCGCTCCGCTGTCGCACACCCATACTTTGCGCCCCCAAGCGCAAAGATGCTCGCATAAAACACTTGCTCTGCAAGGATAACTTATATGCGGGTCGCTATATGGCGCCCCTCACGTGTAGAATCAATAGCCGGCCGTGGCCCGGCCGGCCGATGGCGGCTCGCTACGCTCGCCGCCCCCGGCGGCGTAGTATTGTGTTTATAGTTAAATGTGCGAATCTGGAGTGGCTGTGTGTGTTGTGAACACCTGGGGTCGAGATAATTTTATTAAAAAAAAATTGGAGTTGAAAAATTATGGCAAGAGAACCAAAAGATTATATGACATGGCAGGAAAAACTGATCCATGTATTAGAAGAGATAAGAGACCTACTTAAAAAGTAGCTTGTGGCCATAAGGGCCACAGAGGCGCAATACTAAAACTCGCTTCGCTCTGGGTCACGGGCTTACAGGACAGTAGAATAACAATCAAACCCTAAGCAGTGCTGGGGGTAGTTCCTAAGGTCTTATCCAGCCTTCACCCCTGCCCTCAGCGTTGGGGGATTTTATAAAATGTTTGCTCAAAAACTAAAAAATTGTAATGGTTGGGTCTGTGGTAATTGCAGAACCTACTATGAAGAAGAACAAGAAGCTGAGGGGTGCTGTGAATATGGGAAATGATTTAAAAAATTTAAAATTCCAATGGGACAAATGGCAAGAAGAGGTGCTTGAACATGAAGGAAATATCTGTATTAGGTCGGGTCGTCAAGTGGGTAAATCTGAAGTTATCGGAGCTAAAGGCTTCAAATTTGCTGATGAAAATCCAGGCACGACGACGCTTATCATTGCGGCTTCTCAACGGCAAAGTAGTCTTATATTCGAAAAGGTCAAGGCGAATGTAGACAGAGCATGCGAAGAACGCAAAGAAGACCTTTATAAAGAAAAACCAACTCTCACAAGAATAATTCTAACTAACGGAAGCAAGATATACGCTCTACCGGCAGGAAGAACAGGCCACTTTATAAGGGGCTTTGCCATTGATCTACTAATCGCCGACGAGGCAGCTTTCATTCCAGAAACAGTCTGGAACGCTGTTATCCCAATGATAGCAGTATCAAAGAAAGCCAGAGGCATGGGCTACATCATACTCTTATCAACACCGTTCGGCAAAGGCGGCTACTTCTACAACTGCTTTACTGACAAAGACTTCAAGAGCTTCCACATAAGCAGCGAAGACTGTAAAAGGATCCCTAAAGACTTCCTCAAGAAAGAACGAGAGCGTATGACTAAGGAAGAGTACGCCCAGGAATATAAGGGAGAGTTCGTGGACGACTGGCACCAGTTCTTTCCAACCGCTCTAATCAAAGACCGTATGACGTTCATAGAGTGGAGAAAGAAGGAAGACTACAAGAAAGAGGCCAGATACTACTTGGGGGTGGATTTCGCAGGCTACGGAGGCGACGAAAACGCTTTTGTGGTCTGCGAACTACTCAATAAACGCCTAAAGATAGTCAAATGCCTGACAACCGAGCGTGAGAAGGCAACGACAACCATAGGGCAGATACAAATGCTAGACAACTCCTACAACTTCGCCAAGATATTCGTAGATGACGGCGGATTAGGCTCACCGATCACAGACGTACTCAAAGAAAAGCTCGGCAGAAAGGTTATGGGCCTGAACAACGCCAAGAAAAGCATTAAAGAACAGGGCGAAGACAAGAAACAGGGCATAATGAAAGAAGACCTCTACAGTAATGCGTTGATGTTGATGGAAACCCAGAAAATCGAACTTATAAACAACCTGTCCTTACTAAGAAGCCTAAAGAGCGTTACATTCGAATATACAGCCGAAAAACGCATAAAAATCTATGGAAACTACACGCACCTGGCGGAAGCTTTTGTAAGGGCCTGTTGGTGCCTGAGAGAGCGTGGGCTAAAGCTGTACTGCTATTAAGCACAAAATTTAAATAGTTGAGTGCATTAAGTTTATATATGGTAGATACAGGCATTTTCGCGACAACGGCAGAAGTAGAACGAAAGGCCGGAGCAAACGCAAGCTCAACTTCAAAAGCAGAGGCTTACGTTAACGACTACATGACGCAAGTCGAGAGCCAGATCAACGCAGTAACTAGATTTAATTGGAGCGACGCATACTCAGCACTAAACGCAGACGTCAAAGGCTTACTCAAACTAGCGGCGAGCAACCTCGCAGCAATCTATGTAATACAGTATGACATGTCAGGATTCACGAGCAGAATTGAAGCCGAAGACATGATAAACGTCCTAAGAGACCAGGCATTGTTTGCATTGAGCCTGCTGGCTGACAAGAAAGTAAAAGAATTCATGGATAACGCATGATGGTATTCGAACATGATTACGACAAGTTTCCGGAACTCACAAACAAACAACTCGAGCAATTCCGAGCTACATCACCCCACCCACAGATAGAAGAGGATTTCTCAGCGACGGTCGTGCGGGTCCACGATGGCGACACCGTGACCCTGTCGACGTCGTTTAGAGACTTCGACTTTCCCATGCGATTTTTAGAGATAGACGCAAAGGAACTCAATGCCGGCGGGGAAGAAACAAGGGAGTGGCTCAAAGAAAGAATCGAGGGCAAACGAGTACAGATCAAGATCAACAGACAGAATAGAGTTGACAAATACGGCAGGTTGTTGGGCAAGGTGGTCCACAACGGGATAGATGTTGGAGAAGAGATGTTAAGGCGGGGCCTGGTAGGACCGTTCGAAAGAAGAGACGAAGGGAAACTACCTGACCTAAATAAACTTTTGAGACAGAACCAATGGTTGACAGCAACTTAGGATTTGGATTATTGAAGAACCCAGCTAGTGTGCAATCGTCAGACTACAAGAGCGCTGGCTCTCACCAATCAGAAAACCTGAGCTACAAATTATTACAGGAGGCAAACACCTGGACTGAAATAAGGACTGTACCAGCAGCCAAAACATTTTACGCATCAGCAATCGTAATAAGTTCGGCAACGTCAAATGTATCGCAGATAGGGACAGGAGCTGCAGCAGCAGAAACGGCAATTTTTGCCATATCAATCACTAACACTACGCCGTTGGTATTCACAATACCTACGCCGATAAAGTTTCAGCCAGGAACTAGAATTTCAGTACGGGCAAACACTGCAAATGATGTGCATTTCGCCCTACTAGGTTGGGAAGAATGAAAATAACAGCAGCAAATTACAAAAACAAAGAAGTTGTCTTCGCAATAGACACTTATCCAGATAAAAGCTTCGCAGTATCTCTGGTAGGCAAGACAACTAAGGCAGAAGTGAAGGCTGCATTGATAGCAATGTTACCTACAACAGACCCAGAAGAAGAAAAGTTTAATAACTTGAACATATCTACTCTAATGGGGACTGATATATAATGGCAGAAACCGACATTGGAAGTGCAGAAGCCAGTGACATGACAAACACTGTGCAAGACTTCACAGTAGCTTCAGAAACAACTGACGCAGCAGGTGAACAGAAAGAGACAGAATGGCAGTCAACTACATGGACTGACTATCTGGGCTATTACAAGACAATCCCCGAGCTAAAGACAGCCATAGACACAAAGGCTAACTGGATAATAGGCGCAGGGTTTAGTTCTGACCCGCAGACTGAATTACTACTCAACACAATCAAAGGTAACGGCAAAGATTCTTTTAATTCTATCCTCAAAAATCAGATTATCGTATCTATGATAGACGGTGATTCTTACGCAGAGATCATCAGGGACAAAGACGGTGTCTTTGTC